TTCCGAGTACACCAAGGCAGGGCTTGGCTTAATCAACGTATTCGCCGATATTACTGGCGACAAAAACATGCAGGGGATTGCCCAAGATGCTCGACGCGTCGAAGAAGCCCGGCAAGGTGTTATTCCCAAAGGAGCGTCCATTTTTGAGCGCTCCGCGCAAGGAGCAATTGCTAGTTTGGCGACGCAGGCTCCTGTTGCTGTGCTCAGTATGGTTACCGGTACTGCGGCCCCTGTCCTGCTCCAAGCGGGTCTCCAACAGTTTGGGAATTCTTACGGTGAATCCCGCGCCGCTGGAAAGTCCGCTGCGGATGCGGCTACCCGGGCAATTCCTATGGCTGCAGCCGAGGTGTTCTTTGAGCGCTTTGGTATGGAAAAGGCTATGGCGGGCCTTAGAGCATTTGTGGATCAAAATGGATACGCCGCAGTGCCCAAGTACGTCGCCAAGGCAATTGCTACCGAGTTGCCATCCGAGATGGCTACGACCGTGACTCAGTACGGCATCGACATGCTGCCGGAAGCGGGCTTAAACAAAAACCCCAGCTTGCTCGGTTTGTACCAGCAACTCGAAGAAACACTACGGCAGACCGTTATTCAAGCTGGTGCGCAAAGTGGTTTGATTATTGCGGGTGCCAAGGGCGCGGAAAAAATTTCTAAGGTTTTGGAGGCTGGGCGACAGCCTGCTCTCGATGAAAATTACGCCGAGTTGCTTGCACGATCAAAAGGCTTTTTGATTCCAGAGGGTAGGCAAGCTCCCTCGCCTGCTGCCCCCCTTGCCGAAGCTCCTCCGGTTACTGCCGAAGCCCCTCCGGTTACCCCTGCTGCGCCCGTATTTGTACCGATTGCCGCTGAAGCTCCATCGGTTACTGCCGAAGCTCCTCCGGTTACCCCTGCTGCCCCCGTTGCAACCGAAGCCCGAGTCGAGCAGCTTACACAGGCTGGTATTGAGGCTGGACTACCAGATGAAGATGCGCGTGCTCGCGCTGAAAATATTGTTGCTAGGGAAGAAGCACAAAAACAAGCGGTGCTTGAACCACGGATTGCCTCGGCAACCCAAGCTTTTATTGACGCTGGCGTGGAACCCACACAGGCACGTGCCCGTGCAGCAGCGCAAGTACAACAGGAGATTGAAGCCGATGCAGCCTTCGAAACAGAACGTGCCGTCACTGAAGGGACTACTGCACCTGTCGCCGGACCAAGTGGAACTGGCATGGGCGTGGCTGGGGGACCCCAGCCCAGTACCCCCACCGAAGGAGCTGCAGGACCTGACACCACTGGAGTGGCACCTGCTGGACGTACTACTGAGGTGCCTGCTGGAGGAGAGGGAGCTGCACCTGCTGCATTAGATGAACTCATAGCGCCCGCTGTTCAGTTTGGTAAAGAACTTGCCGCCGCTGGCGCGCCCCGGGAACAGATTGAGCGGTCTATGGCTGAGCTAGGCTCTGATCCTGAAGCTATTAAAGCCGCGCAAGATGCTTATGATGCCGCCGTTGGCGCTGCTGCCCCCACCAAACGACGTGGTCGGCCAGCCGTACTGACGCCCGAAGAAAAACTAGCAAAGGCAGCCGAGAAGCAACCACTGCAAGCTGCCAAGATGCGGGCCGATCGGGCCTTGGCTCGACTGACTAAGTCGCTGGATACTCTGGCGCAACCGTTGGATGTCAGCGCACTTGAGTCAGATGAAGCTGTTACAGAGGCAGAAAACGAGCGCCGCGTGCAAAAACGCGAGGTCATTAAAGAACTCATGACCCTGCAGGCAGACCCCACCCTGCGCGGTACTAAGCTAGGTGGACGAGTTAAAGCGGCGCTTGAGCACCCGAGCATCACCGCAAAGGAAAAAACTGACATTAAAGCTGGGATTGAAGCGCAACGCCGAGCCGCTGAGTCTGTCTCTCCTGCCGACATCACGGCCAACAAAGGCAAAGCAGATACCAAATTCAGCAACTTTAAGACTGCATCGCAGGCAGTTAGTCATATCATCAAGACTGGCAACCGAGTACAGAAAGCATTTGCCCAACGCATTCGCAACTTTGTAGTCGGCGTTGAGTTTGTGGTTATTGAAGAAGGACAAGCGCTCCCTGCTGGGTTACAAAAACACGCCGACCGGTGGGACCGTGCAATTGGTTTGTTTGTTGAAAATTACGATACTGGACAGCGTGCTATCTACGTGCGCGGTGAATCCTTTGGTAAACAGCAAGGTATCAACAACGTCACGATTCTACACGAGCTTTTGCATGCGGCCACAAACCGCAAGATTGCACTAGCTGAAGATCAAGTACAAGCTGGTAAAGGCGCAAATACTCTGTTGGTTGAATCCTACGACCTCATGCTCTTGGCAATGCGCCGTGCACAACGAGAGTTTGCTAAGCAAGTTGCTACTGGAAAAGTAGATCGTGCAGTTGCTGATTTGTACGCATCGACTGAGGGTGCGGTAGTTGCCGACCCACGAGAGTTTCTAGCCTACGGGTTAACGGATGATTCTTTCCAAACTTTTTTGGAGGGAATTCCGGGCTTGATAGAAGAGCCGTCGCTAATGTCTAATTTTATTATTAGTATTCGCAAGTTCTTTGGGTTCCCACCCAAGGAATACAACGCGCTGACCGACTTGATTTTGGCAACCGACGCCATCTTGAAAGCCCGTGCCCCCTCTGCTCGCCCGTCAGTTACGGAGTCTGTGAGTAGCATGTTTGGGTTTGGCAAAAAAGCAGCGGCGGACGTTACTCCAGATATTGTTCAAAAGTCGTCGGATAAAACTATTCAAGCTAAACCGAGCGCCAACGTGCAACGGTTGGCAAAAATGCTGGGCTCCAAACTGTACGGCACACCCAAAGACATCGCGGTTGTCTCGACTAAAGAGTTGTTTCAGAACGCGTTTGATGCAATTAAAGAAGCAATTGAAAATGGCACGCTTAACGATACGCCTACTAAAGGGGCTAAACCAAACGGCAAAATTACTGTTAATGTGGACGAAAAAAACCGCACGATAACCGTTATTGACAACGGTCCCGGCATGCCCACAAGTGTGATGGGCAATCAGTTTCTACAAATCGCTGGTACTGTTAAAGGTACTGAGCGTGCTTCCGGTGGCCTTGGCGTTGCCAAGATGCTGTTTCTGTTTGAAAATAAAAAGTTGGAAGTTGTATCGTTGCGTGACGGCGTGCTCTCGCGTATGGTTACTACCGGGGATGCTCTTAAACAGGCGCTAGACGACCCTAGTCAAGCACCACAAATTACTACGTCCACTGATCCCGACGCCATTAAACAGTATGTAAAAACACTATTCCCAGATGGGCACGGCACAGCGGTTGTAGTGCAAATTCCCGACTCGTACACAGATACTTCGACCGGAGAAGAAGTTCCAATTAAGTTTGACACATACGACATTAAATACGCTCCTGCGCTTAGGAATAGTCCGCTTTTTAACAATATTGAAGTGGTGGTAGATACAAAATACCCTGATACCTTACCAATTGGCGCAAACTTCCCGGTTGATGATTTCACTCCGTTTGCAAACGTAAATTTTGCATGGGGTACTGCGCGTGTTTATGTTAGTAAAGATAAAGTTAAATCATACGGCGGCAAAAATACTCACGTGCTGTCCAACGGTCTTTGGCAGTTTGATACCACTCTTAAAGCGGGAACATCTTTTGATGCAAAATCAATTGACCGCACGTTTTATGTAGACCTGTCGCCCGCTAAAAACGTCAAACCTGAAGACGCCGGGTATCCATTCGACCTTAACCGGCAAAATTTCTCCAAGGCGGCGGGACAAGACTTTAGCAAAATTTCCAATTACATTGCCACAATTTACAGCCAAATTGATTTTGGCATGAGCGTTAAAAACTTTGGCACCGTACAGTACGTCAACATTGATGGCTCGTTGACTAACGCTGAAACACTAGAACCCAAAGCTCCGCCATCAGCTAACGCATTTACGTTGATTTCGCCAGACGATAAAGTTGAAGTGCGAGATGGCGTGCTATACGTAAACAACCGTGCGGTGCCAGAATTAACTTCTGACGATTTAAAACGGGCAAATATTAAATTTGACGAGCTAACAATCCCGCAGGATGAAGTAGATTCGACCAAGGTCATGGTCCACGACAACACGGTAATCACCGTTTTATCTGAAAAAGGTGAAGAGGAGCTATCCTTATCCGATGCCGCACGGGGACAATTTGGTGTTGCACGTGTAAACAACTACTTATCCGAAATCGGCCAAACTTTTCAACTACTTCGTAACGCACTGGTAGCTAGAGATAGTTCTTATGCGCAGCTTGGCAGTGAAGTTGTCGGTGTAAGTGTGGATACGGAGTACTACGGTGTAAACATTCGAGTGCCATTTAAAGGGATGTTTATTAACCCGGCGACTACCGCCATGCACGGGACTCCGTACGAGGTAGCGTTGAGCATGGTCGGCACCATGATTCATGAGCTTGCCCACTTTAAAGTGCGCAGCCACAACGCCGACTTCCCTGCTGAAATGCAGCGAATCATGACGCTGCTAAAAACCTTCCCCGGAATTGATCTGGTGCAGGTTGAGAAAAACTTGGAAAAGCACATTGCAGCTAACCAAGACATTTTTGATTTTATGAACAAGGAGTTTAAAAGTGGAAATCTCAAACCTCGTGGAAACCGTTTCAAAGACGCTAGCTACCAAGAAATCGGGGATGAAGGCAGTGCTAAGCCAATGGAAAGCACTCGCGCAGGAGGAGAAGGGCGACCCGGAGTACCTGAAAGCACTGGAGCGGGCCTTGCGGGTGCTGGACCGGTCGGCGTCGGTGCCGGAAGCGGTAGCCAAGCTGAAGCGGATGGAAAAGCAGTAAGGACTGAAAAGGAAATTGAACGCGCATTTCTGGTTGCCAACGAAAAATTTGAGCAGTCAAAGAACGCCGAAGAATACGCAAAGGGTGTTTCCGCGATCCAAATGCTGCAGGACCCCAAGCTCGTGGGCCGCGTGATAGCCGGGCAATGGGGCAATTTCTCTGACAAAGTTAAGCGGGGAATGACCCGGGCGTTGCCGACTGACTTCATGACGGATGCGTTTGGCAGCGCGGTACCGGAGCTTAGGAATACAGATCGCTTGCTGCAAAAAATGGGTGGCATGACGCTCAAGCTGCTAGAGTCGGCGGGCAAACTCACCAAAGAAATTGACCGGGCCTACCGCAAAGACCCATTACTACAACGTAAATTAGACAGAATTACCCATGTTTCTACGCTAGCAGAAGTTGATCCTTCTAACCCCAACGCCAAGGAGCGTAGTGTACGTTTGGACAAACTTTGGAGCGATCTTGGCGATGATGGGCAACGTCTGTACCTACGTATCAAAAATCAGTTTGAAGTTTTGTCGGACTACTTCGGCCAATTGTTGGATGAGCAAATTACGCAGTCGGGACTGCCGATTGCAGAGCGGGCTAACCTGCTTAAAAAAATTCGGGCCATGTACGAGACGGGTGCCAAAATCAGTCCATTCTTCCCACTTGTGCGTCGAGGGGACTTTTGGCTGAGCATCGGCTCGGGTAAAACCCGTAAGTTTTTTATGTTTGAAAGTTTGGCGGAACGTGACGCCGCCATGCGTGGGTTTGCAAATGAGCGGATCAAACGTAAGCCGGGGGAGTCCGAAGCCGCGTTTGAGAAGCGAAGCGCTGACAACTTAGGAGATTTGCTGGAGACGCAAGAATACGTCTACGGTAACGACATCAGCACACTGCGCCGACTGAGCGGGAATTCAAGTGAGATGCTCAAGGCTATCTTTGAAGCAATTGATAGCGCCAATTTGGGTGACGCTAGCGCCAAAGATGGGCTCAAAGACGCGGTGTATCAAATCTACCTGCAGACCATGCCGGAGCAAAGTTTCCGACGGCAGTTTATTCACCGTCAAGGCATAACTGGATTTGGTACTGACATCTTGCGCAGCACTGCGGACTCCACAACACGCATGGCTTCTCAATTAGCGCGCCTTAAATACGGTAACTTGCTGCGTAACTCTTTGTCGCAAGCGCGGGATTCGATTGTTAACCGCCCAGGGTATGAGCCAGTTGTTGCCGCGTTTGAACGACGTGTAAATGCAGAAATTAATCCACAGCCGGAAACACCCGGCGAAAAAGTTGCGGGGGCAATCAACAAAGCGTCGTTTGTCTGGTATTTGGGCGCTGCGTCTTCAGCGTTGTTGCAACCACTGAGCATCTTTCAAACCGGGCTGCCGGTACTTTCCGCGCAACACGGGGCTGTCAAAGCGTCGGCGGAACTTATGAAGATGATGAAGGTGTGGAGTCAATACGGCGTGTATGAAAAGAATGCTGACGGCTCACTGTCATTTAAGATGCCAACCGTAGAACACGCAGCAGGGCTAACTACCGAAGAACGTGGCGCTGTACGTGCGATGAAAGACTTTAATTTAACAACATCCACATACACACAGGATGTATTTAATTATAAGAACACGCCGTCTGGTAGCTACAGTTCCCCCATCGTGCAGTTTGGCAAAGACACAGTTGACACGCTGGTGTTGGGCGGTTTGATGCACGCTACCGAACGTATCTCCCGGGAGGTTGTGTTCCTAACGTCATTCCGCTTAAACCGCAAGGCTGGGAAATCGTACGAAGAGTCCATAGACCAAGCAGTTGTGGATACCAAAGAGGCTCTTGGCAACTACGGCGAATACAACCGCCCTGAACTTATGCGTGGCGCTGTCGGAAAAGTGCTGACGCAGTTCATGATGTACCCAGTGCATGTGTCGCTCTTCCTCCTGCGCAACTTCGCAGAAATGATTAAGCCGATGAATGGGCGCACTCGGCAAGAGGCTCGGCGCAAATTCTTTGGGACCCTTGGCGCTACGTTTATTTTGGCTGGGGCAGTGGGTCTTCCAGGATTTGGTATTGTCATGGGGCTACTGGGCTGGGCTTGGGAAAAACTCAAAGATGACGATGATCCAGATGAAATCCGCAAGGCAAGTTTTGAGTTGTGGTTCCGAACCCAGTGGCTGCAGAAACAGCTTGGCGAAGTCAAAATTGCGGGTAAAAGTTTGGCCGACATTGTTGAGCGTGGGGCTGCTAACGCAATCACTGGGTTAGACATCGGTGGGCGCACATCGCTCGACAACCTGTGGAGTCGTGATACCAAAGAGTACGCTACTGTGCGCGAAAACGCGATGGCTATGGCGATGGAAAAAGCTGGCCCGGGAGCCAACATGGTGTTGTCTGTGGCGGAAGGGATTGAGGCGGCGATGCTTGGAGACTACTCCAAAGCCGCAAAAAAACTATCCCCGGCTGGTTTCCGCAACTTTATTAACTCGTATGAGCAATGGCAAGAGGGCTCAAAGGACAACAAAGGCACAAAGATTTTGTCTCGGGACGCGTTTACCACCGGCGAGTTGATCGGGCAAGCTGTCGGTTTCCGTTCAGATTTACTGGCTAATACTCAGTACATTACATTTAAAGTGATTGGTATTGAGCAAAAAATCAACAACGAGCGTAACGAAATTTTAAACCAATTGGACCGAGAGTATCGCAACAAGAACTTTTCTGCGTATGTTAAATACTTCCGCAAGATGGAAAAGTTTAACGCGGAGCATCCGTCTTACGCCATTACTGATGAAACTTTCTTGCGCTCGATGGAATCTAAAGAGGAACGCCGTGCCGAGTCGTACCGTGGGGTGACGTTGACTGAGAAAAACATCGGCCTTGCTGCAGCGCTAGTCCCGTCACGCAAAGCTGCTGCAGAGAAAGAACGCAAAGGGCGCGAAGAGAAATGAAAAAACCCCCGGGGCGTGAACCTCGGGGGCTAAAGGCATTGATGTCACATGCCAAGGAGATAGTAGCCTCTGCAGTGTAGGCTACACGCGCCAGACCCGCAAGCCCTTTATACCGTCTTCGACCACCACTTTGGTGATAGTCTTGATGCGGAGTCGGCGAGTGGTCTGGGCTAGAGAAGCCTTTGCTTCTTCTACATTTATGCAGGGTACAAAAAAACTGTACCCGGGCCGGAACTTTTGCCAGTTAACCAAGTACGACGCTGTCTCGATTTTCATCGCCAGTAGAAATAACAGCGTCCATCTGCAGGAACTCGGCGTTGGCCGCGTCAAACTTGAGAACCCGCACCGCCGGAGAGACTACTCGCATCCCCTTGGACATGCGTTTGTTCATGGCCTCAACAAAGATGCCTCCCTGCTCAAGCTCTTTTAACGCGGCCTTGTAGTTGATTTGCTGGCGTACGCAGAAGTCTTTAAACGCTTTCGCTGATACGTACAACTCCTTGGTGTCCGGCTCGTAGCGGATCATCAACTCCCCCCGAGGCTCGAGCAGCGGCATCGCTTGCATATTGGTGCGGGCATCGACTTCGCCGTTAACCACCAGCGCATTGGTGATGTGCGCGTTTATAAATTCCCCCAGTGCAGTCACTGCGGTGGCTTGCGGGGGTTTAACTTCGTGTCGCATTTCGCTCAGCATTCCTTTAAGCCAATCGTAAATAGCCTTCATATCGTACTCGTGCAGCCCGAGATTTTTAGCGATCAGGCCACCTGCAATATTGCAAGCAGCTACACCAGACCAAAAACGCTCTCGCTGCGTGAACTGAACTTCTTTGTCCAGTCGAGCTTGGACTTTGCGCAAAAGCTCAACAGCCTCCTCTTTGTTGTTGACTAGCCACTGGGCGTAGACCTCCATCGCATGACCGTAGTTCTCACGCAGTTGGTGGTCGAACATTTGCTTGCCCGTCTGCACATCAATCGCCTCGGTGGGTTCGATCTTGTACTCCAGCAACCGCATTGACTCGCCATCTGGACTGCTCTTGGTTACGCCGAGCTTCTCGTAAAAGGACGCATTGGAAGAGCACACCGTGATGCCTTGCCACTTGGTGTTGTTGATGCGTAGCTCGTTGGTTGAGCCCTTCATCTTCTCTTTCCCCCTGCCCTGCGAGATGCTGTAAGCGAGGTCGGAGAACTCCAGTCCGCTCATGTTCGTGATCTCGTCAATCGTGTTGGCTAGGTTATTCATCACGCCAAGTCGGTGGATTTTGGCGTTGAACGTGTCCTTAAACATGGAGGTCATCTCTTTGGGCTGACCTGAGACGCTGTTGCACATGAACAGAGCGGTGGACTTGCCCGAGCCTGACTCCGGGTGGATGAGGTTGATGATTGCGCCCTCTAGCCCCGTAAACTTCAGCAGTGGAGAGCCAAACCCGGTCAATGCGGCAAACGCTTGCGGCTCTAGTCCGGGCAGCGCATACATGTTGAACACTTCTTTCCACTTCTCCATCGTGCCTTTTGGGTGAAGCTTGTCGGCCACATCTTTGGTGGTGCTCGATGGGGGGCTATAGAACACTCCGTCCTTGGTAATCTCCCGGTCACCAAGAATGAACTTACTGTCATTGTCGGCCCAGCCAAACTGAGTTCTCATTTGTTCTGCTTTCCTAACGTACTGCAAGTTTTTTACGAACGACACCACAAACTGCGACAGGGTTTCGTACTGTTTGGTGTGAGCGACCACTCCGTATTGAGCCAGCGTCTTGCGCAGTTCATCCTTGGCCGTTATGGCTGCGGTAGAAATGGTGAACTCAACTATGCCGTCGTGCGGTAGGTGCAGCCGGAACAACGCCGTCTCTCCAAGCTCTGGGTCACGCATGCGCTTGACCACATAAAAGTCATGCTCATACACAAGTGCTGGTTCTTCTTCATCCTCGACCGCGCGTTTGTAAACACCGCCCTTGGCACCACGAAAGAACGGATACGGATACTCGGGTATCGTCAAAGTAGTGACGGTGCCTTCTCCGTCGTCCACAATGAACTCGTTATCGTCGGCCTCTTCAATCTCCACACCAAGCATGATTGGCGACTTGATCTTGCCGTTGTGTGTACATCCAGCGCAGCCGCCGGGGTTTTGTTTTTCAAATGTAGCGCAATGGTGTGGGCCACCTCGCTCACGCAGATTCTTAACTTTGTCTTCAACTTGAACGGGGTCGTACTCAGGATGTTGGTCTGACATCTTGTGAACAGCCGAGTCGGCATCAACGCAAAACGCGGCGATAGAAAGCGCCGACCGCCACAGCGGCTCCTCAATGCTTGACTGGTTCTGGAAGCAATACAACAACTGAGCGCAGCCTTCACCCTGCGCCGACTTCATCATGATGGTCTTGAACCGCTTGACCTTGTTGCCCATGAGCGCTTCCATCATCGGACTCATGGAGCGCGGGATGAAATCAGGGGCGTCGTCTTTTGGTTCGGGCGCGCCCAGCAGAGTTTTCACCTGCTCATACGTCAGGCGTGTGGTGTCTTCGTTCCACACCTCGACAGGTTTTGGATTCTCTTTGTCTTTGAAATTGTATGTACCCGGTATGCGCAGGACACGAGATGCCTCAAAGACAGATGAGTCTACGATCAGCCCGTGCTCAACACACAGCTCCCGCAGTCGTTGCGATAGCGGCTCCCACTCTCGGCGAGAGAGTGTTTCTTCTAGCAGCCAGTACGCGTGAATCCCGTACCCAGAATTCACCAGAATAGGTTTTGGCAGTCCGACAGCAGCGCAGAACTTTTGAAATTCTTGTAGACCTATGGTTTGGTCAAGGTAGCCTTTGATCCGACCCTTTTCATCCGGTACCCCTTTAGCGGGGCCGCAGTCGATGTCCATCCACAAAGCGCGGAAGTGCAGGGCGTTCTCATGTGTTCGATTCGGTAACGGTCCAAACTTGGCGCAGCCAAAATAGGCGTCGATCCCGTTCTTTACAAACTTCTCAGCTATCTCATCAACTTCTTCACGTGTGTCTACAAACCGCTGGTCTGGATACTTGCCATACCCGAACACACAGTACCGCCCTTGCGTAGGCAGCACGGCGTCAAGCAAGTCAAACGACATGAGTTATTTCTTGTGGGTGTTAATGTAGCGTTGGACTTTGTCTGCAATTGCGGGGTTGGGTTTGGAGTCCCCTTTGAACCAGTTGTACACCGTCATCCGGGACACCCCGAACACGGCAGCTATTGCTTGTACGCTGATACCCTGCTCGATACAGATACGGCCCAAAGCTACACCCAGAGACTTGGCACTCACGCTTTTATTTGTTTGCGCCAAGCTCTGACTGTAGCCATAGCTCATGTTTACTCTCCGCCCCAAGCCTTAACCACCGAGGCCAAGTCTTTCTTGGCGACAGGGGCTTCGGGCTTAGCTTTCCCTTCGCGTTTGACCGGCTCCTCGACCGCATCCTCCTCTGTCACGGGGGCGGGATTGATCTTGGGGGCAGGGGCGGGCAGCTTTGCCCGACCGGAAGCATCCGCTTGGTACGGGGTCATGACCACCAGCTTTTGGGTTTCTGGGGCTACCTTGCTGGTAACTGCGTACTCACCTTTGTTGATGAAGCGCACTGGTGTGAACAGCACCGACTGGTTGTCGTTCTCTTCGTTGAAACTTACCTGTGTCACCACGTAGTCCAGCGACTTGCCGTTGTTCGAGAGGTACTTGGTGTAGTTCTCAAACGTATGGGTGTTATCGCCAACGCTATCGCCAAACAACGACTTCGATGCCAAGTTCATTTGGTAGACCTTGCCTTCAAGGGCGGAGCCAAAGTCTTCTTCAAGAACCATAGCCAGTCGGCGGGAATAGCGGCATGCCTTGGAGTTGCCTTGGCCCGAGCCCTTGATGTTCTTGTTACACGAATCACAACGGTCCGACTGCGGGTTCTCAGCCTTGGGGTCAGGGCTTACGCCATCGTTGGAAAAGCAGTCAGGAGCGGTCGGCTCAGAGTCGGGGGACCATTGCTTCGCGTAGAAGATACGGCCCACTTTGGGGGATGCGTTAACAATAACCACGTTAAGGTTGCCCTTAACTTTGCCCATCTCTTCGCCGCCAACGACCTTGCGGAAGATGCCGTTTTTGGGGACGATGCGCGGGACCCCACCGGCGGTACCGGCGAGTTGTTTGGTTAGCTCGCTAACACCTGCTTGCTGCAGAAAGTCGGGCAAGTTTTGATCAAGAGTCATGAGAGTACTCATTTTCATTTTTCCTTAGAACGTCTAACAACCACGGTGTACTGATTTTCAACATTTAGCCCTTGTGGGTAAAGGTCTGGATTCTCAGAGATGAACTCCTTCATGTTTGTTTGATGAAGTCGTTTCTCCAACAGGCCGAACGCACTCGTTTCTCGTATGAACGAATACATCGAATCCCAATCGTTCGTCCAGTACCGTGACTTGACTGAGCGAATGATCGTGCCGTGTGGGGTACGGATGCTGTCGGCACCCATAGTTTTGCAAGCGTCTAGCATCTGCTGCTCGATGACGCGCATCTGCTCTTCAATTTCTTTTTCTTTGGCCTCGGCTTCTCGGCGCACCACATCACGGGCATCGCGCATCTTGATGTAGATCGATGCCAACTGGTCAAGGTCCAACTTGTTGGGGGGTGCTTCGTCCTGAACGGTATCGTCCATTGCTATCTCCTTGTTGTGTTATGGGGTTACTCTACCACGCGCTTTTTACACTGTCAAGCGTCTGAAGTAAAAATTTCTTCGCGGTAGAGGTCGATCACTTGTTGGTGATTGCTGATGTTGTTTCGCAGTAGTGAATACAACTTTGCTTCGACAGGACTTCCATGAATATGGATGACTGTCATCGGGTTCTTTTGCCCGGGGCGGTCGATACGAGCGTTGGCTTGCAGGTATGTCTCTACGCTAGTGCATGGAGCGTACCAGATGATCGTATCCGCAGCGGTAAGGGTCAACCCGTGGGATGCAGCTTGCGGTTGGATGATGAGAACCTTCGTGCTCGGCTGGTTTTGAAACCGAGTAACAATATCTGTGCGGCGGTTGACAGACACGTCTCCGTTTATAACTTCACACTCAATACCATTTTTTGTCAGGTATTCGTGCAAAAGTTTGATTGTGTGCGTAAACGGCACGAATATGAGCGCCTTGTTGCTGCACTCATCGACGATCTCTTGCACCACGCTAAGTCGGTTGGACACATCAAAGTCAATGATCTCTCCGGTGTCGGTGTACACGGAGCCGCAGGAAATTTGTAGGAGCTTGTTGATCTTGGACGCAGCGTTCACTGCGGATATCTCTTCCCCACCCGCGCTGATCAGTAGCTCCTTCTTCAGGCGTTTGTAGAACGCGGTCTGTTGCGGAGTTAGCGGAGCCTCTCGGTCCATGTACGTCAGCGGTGGCAGATCAAGGCATTGTTTCTTCTCAAACCGAATGGCTGGCTGCAGGGCTTTGTGCACTACATGCTTCGCGGTCGGCTTAGGGGCGTACCGATACTGGCTGACCTTTGTCATTACCGAGTCGCGGAACTCTCCAAAGAATAGCGGCACGTTTTGCGGATTGAGCAGCTTAGCCAAGCCGTAGGCATCTGTCGGGGACTGCGCCGCCGGGGTGCCGGTGAGCATCCATAGGCCCTTGACCACACGCGTTAGCTCTCGCATGTCTTTCCATCGAGCGGTCCGCGCATTCTTGTACGCTGAGGCTTCATCGACGACGATCAAGTCAAACTTACCGTCCTTAATTTCTTCCTTGACAATACCAACGCCATCAAAATTGATGATGACGTACTCGGCGTTACTGTTGATGATCTGCTGGCGTTTCTCGCGGGAGCCATGTGCCACGGCTACTGTACGGTGGAGCGCGAAGCGAAACAAATCTTGCTGCCACGCGGACTTCATGATCGACAGGGGGCAGATTACCAACACACGGCGCAGCATCCCGATTTTCATGAGGTAGTCGGTTGCCCAAATCACTGATGCTGTTTTCCCCGTGCCTTGCTCGTTGAAGCAAAAAGCTTTGGGGTAGCTAACCAAAAACTCGACTGTAGACTTCTGATGTTCAAATGGACTGAGGCCCAGCGGACCGGGCCAGTCATACTCTGATAGGTTCACTTTTTCTTCCGTTCTTTGCTGCTCACTTCTGATACAAGCTGGTGGTTACTATTTCGCTTAAACGAACGATTCTTCGTTGCGGACTCAAGGCGGGTTCCGTTTTTGTTGGTTCCACCTTTAGACAAAGCTTTGACGTGTGCAACATCTCTGCCTTCGCGCACGTCGGCTCGTCCGTTGTTATTGGCGTCGGAATTTTTTTTGTCAATTGCTTCACGGGCGCGTTGCCGTTCCATGCGGGCTGGCAGTTCGCCTCGGGCGACTTGCTGTTGGTATTCCTTCTTGTAAGGACGGGGTTTGTTTACGTAGGGCATATCAGCTCCTGTTGTACTCACATTCTTTCACTGCGCAGAACTTGCACAGCGGGCCTTGGACTGGGTTCCATACGCCGTTCTTCAGGGCCGCCTCAATGCGGGCCACATCTTGAGCGGGTTTCTCAATATACGTGTTAGCCATTGCAGCGTGGTGCTCGGCGGCCACAAACTCTTTACTGACCACAAAGGCCAACGCGGACTTGACCCTAACTATGTTAGGGAACAAAGCAAAGATGCCCAACGCCACGAGGTCCAACTGCTTGGTATCCGCGTACCGGGCTGACTTGCTGGTCTTGTAATCCACAGAGTGGGCAAGTTTCTTCTCGTGGTTAATCACAACTAGGTCGGCGATGCCGTGCCACCAGACATCGGACGCATCAAAGTCGCAAGCCTTGAGGTCCTTGGTCAAACCAAGTTTGAGTTCGCAGTACTTTTCGCCTTCGATGGCTTTCAGATGGTTCAACGTGTCGCGCAAGTACGCGAACTTCTCAGGTACCGGAACACCGTCGCGGATGTATTCCTCGGCAGCGGTATGCACCGACTTGCCGTACAGCGTAGCTACCGTGTCCGACTCCTTGATGTCCTTGGCTACCTTGACGTGGTAGTACTTCTTCGGACACTGCTGGAACGTCTTGAGGCTACTAAAAGACCAGACGATACTCACCGTTCACCCCGTTCCCGCGCGTCGCGGGCTTCACGCATTGCACGAACTGCGGTAAGCGTAAGCCTTGTTTCGGTAAGTGCAATGATCGCGGCATCGACGGCTTGGTCGTACTTGCCCTCCAGCATAAACTCATGCAGTTGTTTTAGCGCCCGCTCTGCCATCATGCACGGGTACGCGTAGTCCACAACAGCTTCGCCTTCAACAATCGCCATAACTTTTCCCATATCCTGACTCACAGTCCAAAGGTAGGTCCGTAGCCCATGTTGGGCAGACCCGCATACACGACTCCACGTACTCTTGTGCGTGGTCCACTTCTTCGATAGGTGCAATACATGCGACCGCGTCATGCACCGTCATCACCACTCGATACTTTTTAGCGATGAGCAAAAGCTGCTCTCCGATAACAATACGGGCTAGGGCTTGGCATACATTTTCTACCACCTTGCCCCCATAAATCCGAGTGGGGATCATCGCTCTCCCCCGCTTGGTGTCGTATAAGTACTCTGACTTTCCGGTTTCCGGGTTTTGCTCCACCCGCAAGTTTGTGTACTTAAGGTATAAGCCGTTGGGTAGTCGGATGCCCTTGCGACCTTCAACCTGCAGGAGGCCGCCACACCCAAATTCAGTGTACTGGTCGGCAATGATCGCGTCTAGGACTTGCCCAGCGTCTTTCCATAGTTTCGGTATCTTCGCGTACTTTTGGCGGTACGTATCGATAATACGTTTAGCTTCATCTATGTCAATATCTACTGCAAAGTTAGCAAGCTGTACTTGAAACTTCGCCGCCCCCATGCCGTAGCCACAGCCAAGAATCGTTGTCTTGCCCACGAACCGCTCGTCTTTGGAGATTACGTTTGCTGCCTTGCCGTAGATGCCAGACGCCATGATCCGGTAGACATCTGCGCCATCTTTAAATGCAGACACTAAATCGTCCTGCTCAGCTAGCCATGCCAGCGTACGGGCTTCGATCTGGCTGGAGTCCGAGTCAATGATGTAGTGGTCGTCCGGTGCAAGAATCGCGTACTTGAGCAGTGAGGTGCGAGGAAGATTCTGGAGGTTGAGTTTGTCGTCCCCACCCCAGCGACCAGTGTGCGCTGCGTAATACCTAAGCGGCACAGGCAACGATCCTCGGCTTGCGATGCCAAGAAACCGCTCGGTGCGAGTTTCTTCGATGGTGGATTTAACTCCTAGTCGAGCAGCTACAAGCAACTGCACGCCGGGTTCTGAGTGATCCAACAAATCGCGGAATTCTTCGTCACTTTTGGAGAACGCGTAAGTCTGTTTGCCCGTAGCCGGACTGACCTTCATGGGGGGTACAACTCCGTAGAGTCTGAGCAAGTCGGCAAACTTTGGGTTGCTCATCAACACGTCTTTATCAGACTCCGCCGCCTCCAGCAAGTCAGCCTTCTTCGCTTTAACTGTAGCCAGATGGGCCTCCAATACCTTCTTGTCTAGTTGTAGTACTGGGTCAGTAAACATGCGAACTGTAGCGTCGATCAGCAGGAACTCAACTGACGGAAACCCAGAGGACATACAGCCGAACAATTCAAATGTGAGAACCACATCGTTCTTGCAGTACTCGCCATAACGAGCCAACGCTTCGGAGTCAAAGTCCTCACGGCGCTTGTCAATCGCAACCTCCACCTCGTTGCCCTTTTCACCAATTGCATAGTGCGCGGACAACACCTTGAGGCTACCACCTACGTCAGTGCCGTGAAGAGCACGCCCCATGCTCAGCGTGTCGAGCCAGCCCTTGGGCTTGATGCCAAACACCCATGAAAGGATGGCCCCATCAAACGGGGCATTGTGAGCTAGCGCAAGGGAGTTGGCCCAGTCATAAGAGGCAAGGAACTGGTATGTAGCTATGGCATCGCCGCTAAACCACACCGGCTCCCCGTCATCTTCTTGCACGGCCACACCGATCACTTCAAACCGGGGGTCACGGATGTACTCCTCGGTTGTCATTTTCGTCAAAGAAAACTCCCTGCTATAGAAAGTTTCAAAATCAATCGTGAGAATTTTCACTTTATGGCCTTAATCAGGTAGATCAACTCGGCAAAGTAGCCGTTGTCTAGCTCAGTTTCACGTATGACCAGAGCCATGCCGTTCGATTCTCTGATCTCACGCATATTCTTTTCTTGTAACGCGGTTGTCTCGCCCTTACCAGCCTTGGCCTCGATCGCCACGAACTTGCCGTTCACGCAGCACAGGAAGTCAGGCACGCCGCTGTTGCCGTAGCCGGTGCCAATCGGCATAGCGTAGTACACGCTGTTGTCCTTAAGTATCTTTTTGATCTTGGCTTTAACCTTGGACTCGGGCGTAGCCATTACTTCTGCCACCCGATGAAAGTGGTGCCCTTGTGTTGGAGAATCGCCAAGATTGGCTTCTCGTCACACCCTTCGCACCAGAAGTGCACCTGCATACCATCGCGCTGACTGCTCGGGTTGTTTGTCTGTTCGTTGGGCACGTTGGCAGAGGTGATCGTGCCGTTATCCATCACATGGGTAACTCGAACTTTTTCTGCATCTCCGTAGCGATTAAACACTGTCACGTCTGACTGGTGCAGGTTGTTGTGCCCACAGTACGGGCACTCATCCAGCCAATCGCCGCTGCTAATTTTCAAAGGGATCAAAAAGGTACCGTCACTCATAACTACTCCAGTGTTTCAGACATCCTACCACAACTTTTTACATTGTCAACCACTAACATTGTTAGGTGGGGGTACTCGCTGCACTGTCTCCAGCATCCGCTTTCCCCCCGAAAAATTAGCCCTGAGCGATCTCGCGGTCAAGGTACCACTTGGCCTTCTTGAGGTTCTCCAAGCGCTCGCCTTTGAGGTCTGCACGGGTGATGTACTTCACCACATTGCCGAGGTGATAGTTCAGCTTCTTGGCCTCGATGAAGTCGATGGTCTCGATACCACCCGCCTTGTAGTGCGCGGGATTGATCATGTCGTTGATTGACGTGCCTGAAGAAACTACCGCAACGGTCTTCCACTCCTCAGCGGGTGCGGGGGGCACGGTCTCCGAGCTCTGCATACGAATCTTTGGTGTCCCATCGGGGTGCCTGAACTTGCGAGTAGCTTCCGCTTTCTTCATCTGTGAGCGGATCACGTACACGTACGCTAGGCTAGCCTTAAACTTTGCTGCCACGTCGGCAGGTTTCGCGTTGGGGTGGGTCATCATGTGCGCACGAATTTTTGCCGCGTTTGATTTTTTAGCCATATCAATTCTCCTTGGTATCAAGTTGTGTTTCCGCATACGCTACTAGGACTTCGCGCATAGCTTCCTGTTTGTTGTGCATTTGATTGAAGTACTCCATCACATGCCGGGGTAGGCGTATGCTGGTGCACAGTAGTGCGGGCTTTTTGCCCAGACCGCGCCCTTTACGTTTTGTTGGGGGCTTCAGTTCTTCAATTCCGGTTGTCATAGAAGTGCTAACTCCTCGTCTTTGATGGGTTGTGGTTTGGTTTGTTTCAAGTGAGCACGGTGCATCCTTTCTAGAATCTTGGCGTCCACGCGAGTGAACGGCCACAGCTCGTTTGGTTTAGGTAGTGGGGGGTTCTTCTTACGGTTCATGCGTTCTTCTCCTTAATGTCGTAAAACCAATCGTCGCCAGCGGCCCACTTGCGAGTGCCGTCTACTGAGTAAAACGTCCTTGCAGCTTGGAAGTCGGGGAAATTGACGGTCGCAGGAATCAGGGACTGGTCGTACCAGAGGCAGCGGTTGTTGGGCTGCGTGGCAAACTGGCCGTTGTCCAAGCGAATGAAATTAAACGACTTGTGCTCCTCGGCTTGCTCCGTGAACCCCGTGTCCACGTCCAGCTCATCCGCGCAGAAATCTACGGTGAACAGGTAGCGCCCGTGATGCCACTGCTTGTCTTTGCCCAGAAACTTGACGCCCAGATTGCGTAGCCCAATCTTTTCACAGACGGTAAATCGATAGCCCATGCAGTCCCACAATTGCAGCATATCAATTGGCAGATCACCATGATCGGCTTTCCACACATATGCATGGATCGGTAGCTTGTCGTACAAAGCCCCATAAGCCGGGAGCAACGACTCAATGCGGAACACCTGACCGCGCAGCGCCTTGATGCTGACCCAGATAGCGGGTTCCAGCTCCCCAAAACCCTTGGTGTGGTTGTACAGAAACTCACGCCTTACAAAACACTTGAGCGGCGGCAACGATGCAATGATGTAACTCATAGAACCTTCCCGGCTTTGGAATAGACCATGAATTGCTTGACGTTGATGACGCGCTCAAACTTTGAGATGCCGGGTAGGTTGCTGATGTCGATGCCTTCCTCACGCTTCTTCTCGACCACGTTGGTTTGGTTCTGCGACAGCATGGCGTTGGTGCCCTTGAAGTGCGG